GTGACGCAGATCTCGGAGTCGGTCCGCTCGCCGGGTTTGAAGACGTGGCAGATGGATCATGGTTCATATCTGCAAAGGTCAACAATCCGGCGGTTTGGGAAGCTGTGAAAGCTGGCGCCATTAAAGGCTTCAGCGTTGAGGGCTTATTCAATTATGTACCGGTGAAAGCCGAAAAGATGGCATCCAACGAACTCGCCATTGAGGAGCTCGCATTCCTGGAAGATGCTATTTGTCTGCACCAGGAAACGCTTCAAGCTGCTATCCTGATAGGCAAAGACTCCCGCCTCTACGACCTCGCGCAAGGAATAATCAAGGTTCAGACTGAAGAAATCGAGCAGATGAAAACGCTGCTCGGTAAAGGCCATGTGCCTGGCGACTTCAGTATGGAAAGAGCTGTGCGACGGGTGCAGCGAATCGTAAACGAAACAAAGGAACAATAAAAATATTTATCAGCATGAGCAAGTCAATAAAAGAAATATGGGAAGGCGTTAAAGCCGCATTCAATACACCAGTTCCTGCACCATCTCCCGCGCCACCAGTACCTGCGCCTACTCCGGCCCCGGCTGCAATGGCTGCGAAAACTTACAAACTGCAGGACGGTACCGAAATATCAATATCACAGGCTGGCGATATACCTGCCGTTGGTGATCTGGTAACGATCGGCGGCGCTCCGGCTCTCGCAAATACATACACGCTCGAAGATGGCGCGACCATAACGGTTGATGCTACAGGCGCTATAACTGTTTATACCGCCGCGCCCCCGGCACCTGCACCAGCTCCAACGCCCGCACCGCCACCAACGCCCGTGACACTTTCAGCATTATCAGAGGAGGATGTGGCGGCCATGTATGCAAAGTTTGCAACAGGTACGCCCGAGGAAAGGCTGGCAAATGCGGAGATCATGATCAAAGCCCTGATGGAAAACTCCTTTGGCTGGAAGATCCGCGAGGGCAACGAAAACCAGGCCATCCAGGTGTATAAAGATACCATGACTCCCGCTGCGTCTACGGTAACTATCGAGCAGATGAACAGTGCCTTTGCGAAAGCAGATGAGCAGGCGAAAGAGATCGAGAAACTAAACAACACCATCAAACTTTTATTGGATTTGACTGAAAAACTGGTCGAGCTACCCACTGCTGATCCCGTGACCTTGACCGGTAGTAAGAAAGAAAAGTTTGATGCGCAGAACAAAAAAGAAGAACGCATTGCAAAGATGGCTGCAGCTGTAGCAGAAATGAAAGCAGAAGCAAAAAAGCAATAACCGCCCTACCTGGGTAACATTTAAATAACACTTAAAATCTATAACAATGAGCTTAGATGTATCAACCCTGGTTGATTACGTAATAGAGAATCAGGACCTCCTGGTTTCGAAATCTCTGTTCTCAGGCAGGACGGTTGACCTGATAGCTGCCGAAGGCAACGTAATGACCGGCGTTAAATTCGCAGAACAAATCAACATTCTCTCTACTGATGCGATATTTCAAAATGGCGCCGGATGTACACGCACACCAAGCGGCACAACTTCAATCACTCAACGCAAGGTAACCGTTGGTGAGGTTGCAGTAGTTGAAGATATCTGCGTAAAGACACTCAACAAAAAATACCTGAGCAAAAAACTTGCTGCAGGTAGCCTTGCCGAAAAGCAAAAGATACCATTCGAAAAAGAGTATACCGATCTGAAGGCCGGCACTATCTCCGAGCAATTGGAAGTTGCTATCTGGCAGGGCGATACCGACAGCGTTAACGAAAACCTGAAGCGCTTCGACGGCTATATCAAGTTGATCGATGCGGCTGCCACCGCTGTTGACGGTAACCCAACTGGTATCACTACCGGCACAGGCATCACAGCTGCGAATGTAAAAGGGATTGTGTCAGGAATCTGGACATTGCTTCCCGCAAGAGTTCAGGGCAAATCTGACGTTCGCATATTCTGCGGATGGGATGTGTTCGCCCTTTTCGTAAGTGCGTATACTGATGCCAACCTGTTCAACTTCGCTCCTTCCGGCTCAGAGGTGAAAGCAGAAAACGGAGAGGTTGTTATTCCAGGTACGTATTACAAGCTGACTGCGGTTCACGGCCTCGATGCAACGAATCGATTATTCGCAATGCGCACAAGCAACATGTACGCAGGTACCGACATGGAGAACGAGGAAGAAAAATGGGAGATCCTGCCTGACCAATTCAAGAACTACCTGCGCTTTAATGCCGAGTTCAAATACGGTGTTAACGTTGCCTTCCCTGATGAAATCGTCGAATTCACATTAGTTTAATAATTGCCCCGGCTAACAACCGGGGTTAAAAATATTTCCTATGTCGTGTGCATTAACATCGGATTATTCGTTTGGCTGTGACGTCGGTATAGGCGGTACAAAAGAGCTTTATCTTATTGAACTTGAAAATATATCAAGTGTCACTGAGAGTTCGGGAACGCTTACGACTATTACCAAAGCGACCGGTAAAATATTCCGCAAATACCAACTTGTACAGGAGACAGCCAACTTCGGTGAGGATATCACTGGTAATCGGCAGAATGGCACTTTGTTTTATCCGCAGCGCGGCACTATAGTAATCAATAAGCAGAATGTCGCGGTGCGCAATGAGATATTGCTATTAGCCAAGAATCGGTTGGTAGTTGTTATTAAAGATAACAACCTGACGTACCGATTATATGGCCGTGAATACGGATTGATGGTACAAACCGGCACCGCTGAAACCGGTACAGCCTGGGGCGACCGTAATGGGTACACGCTCAACTTCACTGGTAACGAGCTGGAACTCGCTCCATTCGTTCAGGAATCGGTCATTGCCACCCTACAAACACCTGGTTAATAAGTTGCATCATAGCTGTTTAAGCCGCTTTTGGAAACAAAACGCGGCTTTTTCTATTTATAGGCACGATGCTGCAATTCAAGCAAGATGATACAACGGCGGTAATGATTCTGACGCTCACGGAGTTCGTGACGCTGGCAATGCCGTATTACCTGTTCGTATTCACGCACGTTGAAACAAAGAGGGTGGTGTCTTTAGTGAAAGCTCCTGCAGACGATGAAAGCGGCCACCCTCAGCGGTATAATCAATTTACCATCGACGCGGCTGATGTTTTCGAGGACCAGCCTACAGGCGAATGGCATTACAAAGTTTACGAGCAGGAGAGCAGCACGAACACCGACATCGATTTGACTGGCGATTTACTTGAAGATGGCAAACTGATACTCGACCGTTCAACAGAGTTCGGGTACAGTCAATATAATTCCGAAACAACATACAAGGCATATAATGGATAGCAATGTAATTCCTATAACGCAAGCAGCACCGCAGGCCGTTGATACAACGCCTGAATTCCTTGTATTGAAGTTTGCCGACAGCAGGATTCCAGTTTTCAAAGAATCTCGCAACAAGGATTATATCAAGTACGGCGACGACAATCTATACCCCGACTACCTTACATACTTGTTCAATAAGTCCGCAAAGCACGGCGCTATCGTTGCTGGTAAAGCCTTTTATATTTTCGGAGAAGGATACGAGAACGGAGATATTATAGTAAACCGGTTGGGCGAAACGCTGAACGACATAGCGAAGAAATCATTACTAGATATTGAAATATATGCTGGTTACCGGTGGGAAATAATATGGAATGCCGCCCGCAAAGTTTCAGAGATTTACCACGTTGATTATACTACTATCCGAGTAGGCAAGAACGGCGGTTACTATTTTAAAGAGTGCTGGGATACGAACAACCGCGACGAAGAAATATTCATGCCCGCTTTTAATCCACATACTCCTTTCGGTTCTCAACTATATGCATACAATGAGTACCGACCCAAAACCCGTTTCTATCCGTTACCTGAATATATCGGTAGTAATAATTTTATTGAGACTGATATTGAGATTAGTAAGTACTATTTGTCAGCTATCCGTAACGGGATGACGCCTTCTAAGATGATTCAGTTCTTCAACGGTGAACCAACGGAGGATAAGAAGCGCGAGATCGAGCACCGGATGGCGAAGAAGTTTGCGGGCGCCGAAAATGCGGGAAAGTTCTTGCTGGTATTCAACCAAGTCAACGCCTCAAAATCAGTTGAGGTTAATGACCTTTCAGCCACAGACCTGGATAAACACATGATCGAATTGAACAAGACTTGCCAACAGGAAATATTTTCAGGTCACCGTGTAACGAGTCCGATGCTTTTCGGTATTAAAACGGAGGGGCAGTTAGGCGGCAATACGGAGTTGAAAGCATCATATGAGCTTTTCCAATCAACTTACGCCAAGCCAAAGGCGAACGCATTCGATAAAGAGCTGAATTATATCCT